ATTAACTAGGCAAGGAGAATCACTATGATTAGCAATTCAGCAATGTTGGTAGACCTAAACATTTCAGTATGGACAGGTCGCAAGATGGATAAGAAAGTATCCGAAGAAGTAGACGTAAACAAAGGCACAAAGGCACGTGCGGGTAACTATCACAAGAAGTTACTTGCAGGGTCAGACAAGCTAGAGAAGATTCAGAAGATCGTCTCTGCGGTGCGGACATGGAATTACAACAACACGTTGCCATGGAGTGATGGTGGTAGTCGCCTCTTACCAATGAAAAACTTCTTTGAGTATAAGGCTACGCTTAACAACTTTGAGCAACAGTATCAGCAAGCGGTTGATGAGTTCTTGCAGGAGTATCCGCAACTGGTATCAACTTCCGCCTTTACGCTCGGCAGTTTGTTTGATCGCAACGAGTATCCCGACGCAGAAAACTTGCGTGGTAAGTTTGGGTTTAAGTATGTGTTCTTCCCTGTGCCTGATGCGGGGGATTTCAGAATAGATGTTGAGGAACAGGCTAAGGCTGAACTACAACAACAATACAAATCCTACTATGAGACCAAACTAGCGGACGCCATGAAGGACGCATGGACTCGGTTGCACGATACCCTCAAGCACCTGAGCGAACGTATGGACTATACCGACGAAAGTAAAAAGAAGTTTTGGGATAGCACCATAACGAACGCGGTAGACCTATGCGATCTGCTGACCAAGCTAAACGTAACCAATGACCCCAAGCTAGAGGAGGCACGTCAGAAGCTAGAGAAGGCGTTGGTAGGTATCAAGCCCGAGGACATTCGTGAGAGCGAAGCGATTAGAAGTAACGTGAAGTCCAAGGTTGATGAAATTCTAAACATGTTTTGAAATGAAGTTCTTCATTCTGGTGGGTATCGTCATGTTGGTTTGGACGTTTTGCCTTGTAGTTAAAACGTCCGTTGAGTATGCGCTTAACTACAAAACAGTTTATGCGTGTAGCGAAGTAACCAAGGACGACCCGCCTGATGTTGTAAAACTATGTGAACGACTAACAAGGAGGAAGTATGAGTGATCTTATTGTATTAGCTAGTTTGATATGGGGTGCGGTCATGACTGGGCTTGTCTTTTATTACAGAGACAAAGCAAGAGAGCGCATGATTATGTGTGTCGCTATGATGCACTCAATCAAGGGTATCGCCGAAGGAGACATTCGTGCGTATATAGATTCTGATGGTGATGTAAGAGTTACGGAGGTGCAACATGGGTTATAGAAGCGAGGTGGCGTTTTGCCTACGAGTTAAAGAGCCTGAGAAGTTTATTGCGCTGTCTAGGATTGATGCTGATGATGTGCTTAAAGAGATGTTGGACAACATGTATTACTACGAAGATACTAACGGAGATAAAGCCAAATACATATTGTTTACGCATAACTACTGGAAGTGGTATGACGACTCGGAAAGGGCACTTCACAAACTTATGAAACTTGCCGAAAACTACGACGAAGATTTTGCTTGTAAGTTTGCTAGGTCAGGCGAAGAAGCAAACGATGTTGAGGAAGAATCTTACGGAGAGAATGGGTGGGATTTGATGTATCCGTATGTGGTAAGAGCCGTTGAAACTGGAGTTAAACCCGAAGAACTAACCAAAATTTCCAAGGAGGAAGAGCATGCTACAACAAGTTGATATTGATAGAAACGCTTTGTCTGAACCGATCCGCGTTTTGTTAGACGACTTAACGTTAAAACACAACAAGTTGCAATACTGTCTGACAGTATCGGCTGTGCAAGACAGTCGTAATCCTGACTTTTGGACGTTGTTGTTCAATGACCCTAGATTTGCTGATGGGGAAGTTGGTGGGGTTGGTTCAGTAAGTTGGGCTTGGGGATCTCGTAACGACAAGGAGTATAGAACCAAGTCCCGCTTGATTCAGAATGATCGGTTTGGTGCGTGGAACAGGGACGAGTTTCATTCCAAGCGAACCAAGGACGTCAAGAAAACAATTAAGAACGTGTTGGAGTTTATCAAACCATACGATTGGCATGAGCTAATTACTGAGGAACATAACAAAGCATGTCGTGCTGCGTCAAAATGGCGGGACGAAAACGAAATTATTCAGTTTAGTTTTAGACCTAACGCCAAAGAAGTTGTGGAAGAAATACGCCACCTACTAAATCTTAACGTGCCGTTTAAGACCGAAGCATTTAAGAACATGATAAACAAGCTACCCGAGTGGGAGGAACACGAGCGTCGCAGAAATATCCCCAGTAAGTTTGACTCAGTTATGTTTCACAGGGATAAGGTTATCTTTATTACCCACGATGGACAACAAACCGAGTTGCCAAACGTGGACGCTTTGCCTGAGAAACATAGAAATGCCATAGCGCTACTAAAAATCGTGGGCGACGAGCAACACATTCCCGAGGTTGGCTATAAGGGTAAACACCAAAAGTATTTTGTATGTATCTAGTTGCTTTTGTATTTTAGAGTAGTTACAATTCATAGATATATTACAAAAGGAGTAAGGGTGCTGAAGTCCCAAGAAGAAAAACAAAAGCGGTTTGATAGAGACATCAAGGAACTACTTGAGTCTTTTAAGAACGAACCCGCTACTATCCGAGTTCAATTCATTGGCAACGAGGTGCATTTGGTTGGCGGTAGGAAGTTTGTCCCGCCATCCGCATCATGCCAAGTCAGTCAATTACCTAAGTTTATTACGGACAAAATTGCACTACTCAAAGTGCATGGCGCACGTAACTACCTTGCGGGGGTTGGTAAATGGTTGAGTGCGGATAGTTTTTATGTAGATATAACGCCAAACGAATGGAGTGATTTTTATGAGAAGTTATCAGGTTCACGACGAAGTGGGGTTGTTACGAGTGTTTAATTGGAAAGATGAAGCCGAACGCTTTATGGAAGGTAAGGAAGATATGAAACTTGTTGTAGTTAAAACACAGAAACGAGAAGCCGAGAGCCCATACGCTTTGGCTATGCGTCTATGTGGGGAGGCTTTATTTTGAACGACCAAGACAGAGAAATGTTAAGAGATATTTTTGCGGGGTTGGCATTAAATGGGATCATTATTAAATACGGCGGTGAGGATACCGAGTCGGCATCCATTACTGCGTATGAATATGCAGACCAAATGATGTTGGCACGTGAAGGTAAAGAACCCGAAGAAGCGGGTATTGTTGCAGTTAAACCGAAGAGGAGAGTGAAATGAAAAAAGCGATCTTAGTATTAGTTGTAGGAATGTTGTCGTGGAATGTGCATGCACAAATCCGTTGCGCCCCAAGCCCAAATGGTGGGACGTGTTGTTGGGATATTAGAACTGACGGACCCTTTCGTCCAATTGGTTGCTGAAAGATATTTATGAGATTAAATGACTATCAGCGCGAGTTATTGTTTCGAGCGTCCAGTAAAAACATTGAAAACAAAAACTTATCTCCCCTTGCTCTATCAAGAAAGATAGATGCAGTTGTAGCCCAGTTGCATAAGGATAATCCAAACGCATTTGTTACTAGTGTGCAAGAAGACGAGAACGGCGACGTTTATTTTAAGGGCATAGATGGGCTATTAAAAACTAGAGAGTTTTATAACGAGCCCGTATCAGTTCGTAGAGACTCATATAAATCTTACGTAAAACCATTGAAGTCATACTATGACAACGCCTGAGAAAAAAGTAAAAGACAAAGTAAAGAAGATGCTTGTTGAGGTCGGTGCTTACTACTTCATGCCCGCTACTGGTGGGTATGGCAGATCAGGAGTGCCTGACCTTGTTGCTTGTATCAAGGGTAAGTTTGTAGGTATTGAGTGTAAAGCAGGGAAAGGCAAGCCCACTGCGCTACAAGAAAAGAACTTGATGGACATTTCTTGTGCGGGTGGGTATGCCGTTGCTGTAAATGAGAATGGGATAGAGGACTTAAGAACATTTTTAAAGGTATTGCAAAAGCAGGAAGGAGTGGGGGCATTTTTTGATCTATTAAAGGGGACAGATGATGAGTGAGCCGATACCGTTTTTTGGGTGGTTGCAAGATGTTGAGGATACAGAAGAGATGTTGCGCAAACAGATACATATTGTGCAAGAGGAACTAGACAGACTGAAAGAAGAAAACAGTAGGTTGCGCCAACGAGTTGAGACGTTGATGCAGGGGCGGGAATTTAAATGAACGCATACGAATTAGCAAAAAAACTTGAATGGTATTCAAACTATCCTGAATTTGTTGAGGCAGGAGAACTATTACGCCAACAAGCAGACCGCATAGCAAAACTGGAATCATACTTAGAAGCATATAAAACAAGAGTAGCGGAGTTGGAAAACCAATTAGATAAATGCAGTCATCACGAGGCTATGGCGCACCAAGGCGGCTATGAACTTGGTAAAGCATCACAAATAAAAGAGTTAAGTGATGAGGAAATAAAAGAATGCGCTGATAGCGTATGCCATGCGTGGAAAAAGAACGGTGTTGGCGAGCTTTATATGGGAGATTTTGCTAGAGCAATACTAAAGAAAGCGAGTGAGAAATGAGTGAGTTTGTTTTAGTTTGGATATTAATGGTTTTTGATCCTAGTAGGGGAGAACTAACGTATTCCCCACCAGTCAAAACGTTAGAAGATTGCGAGCGCATGCAAGCATTTGTTAAAAGAAGAACACAAACATTTGGCGCCTCTCAATGTATACAAATAAACGCGCTAAAGAAAGCGAGTGAGAAATGAACAAACTAGTTGAAGAAGCGCCATACCATCCGGGGTATGAAGATGCAGTAATTACTGATAACGTCAATAACCCACGACACTACACGTCGCATCCTAGCGGGGTGGACTGTATACAAATTACAGAACACATGGGGTTTTGTTTGGGTAATGCTATGAAATACATTTGGCGGGCAGACCTAAAGGGCGACGCCATTGAGGATTTAGAAAAAGCAGTTTGGTATATACGTCGTGAAATTGATAGGAGAAAACGTGAAAATTGATTTGAAGATTATTAAAGAAAACAAAGACGGTTCTGCTAACGCATCGGTGGACTTTGATAAAGAGGGGCTTGAGTTCTTGGTGCAAGAAGGGATTTTGTCGATACTAACTCAATACATAAAGCAAAATGAAAACGCACAAAAAGGTATTGCGCTACGCAAAAGAACCTCGAAGGGTACGCCACGCGCAAGTATTAAAACTACTAAACGGAAACCCAAGGTCAATAAGTGAAATAGCTAAGTGCCTACGTGTCCATAAAAAGACGGCGGGTAGGTATTTGCTAGAGCTACTAGACATGGGAAAAATTGAATTACATACGCACGGCACAATACCAATTAAATATAGGAAAGTAATATGAAGGTAGAAAAAATAGGAAACACATTGAATATGGTGCATGCCAAGTTTGGTATAGATAGCATCGATTTGATGTTGTTGGGTAATGGGCTTAACGAGCGAGTAACCAACGTGTTGCTTGATTGTAAGCATTTGGGTTCGCCCGCAAACTTGCACGCACGCCTAACTAAAAAGCTAGTCAAAAAGAAGTTGGTAAAACTAACCCCATGCGAAACCGATGCTCGGGTCAAGTATGTAACCGAGGGCGCAAAGCTAAAAGAACTTGAGGAAATTTTATGAACGAAGGCGTTCGAATACTGCTTGAACGTATAAAGACACACCCCGAAGAGTTTATGAAGGGCGGTCGGTGGATAGATTTACTAGCTGAATACAGCGAGTATATTTCCGAAGAACTAAAACCAATTACAGAAGAGGTTCGTGGCTTGATCTCGCAAGAGTTTACTAAAGAAGTTATGAAAGAGTTGTTACATGCCGAAGAGCAATCCGACGAAAAGTGGGCAGATTCGGTTTTGACCAAAAAGCTAGGGGTTATGACTAAGTATGGAAAGTTGATGTATGACGGCATTGAAAAGAGTTCGTGAAATTGATGGGCACATAGTCCTACGTCCCGCGAAGTCCCACCCAAATCCCGAACACTGGGATGCGTTAAGAGTGTTCATACGAGCAGTTCAAGGTAACTGTTGTAAAACATGTTGGCGAAATGGCGACGACTTCACGCTAGAACTTCATCATCGACACTACAACACGTGGGGTAATGAAAGCCCCAACGACGTGGCGATGCTATGCCAATCCTGTCATGATGGGATTACAGAATCAATTAGAAGTAGGCGTCGTGCGCTTGGCGATCAAACGCTTAAAAAAGTTTCGAGTAGGGAGGTCAAACCAAAACGATCTTCCAAACCGAAGAAAAGGAAGGTAAAAGTTCCTAAAACTGTGCGGACTAAAGAGATCGTAAGATCCCGGCGTCCTTAATTAACGAAGAGGAGAGTAACATGCCAAAAGGCTATTCACAATATGAAGTTCAGTTAAGTGGTGATTCATTGATTATGCACAACGGACAAACGGCTGACCCGCTTAATCCGTTTAGCAAAGCTATGAAAGAAATTAGTAGCAAGCGCAAAAAGACAGATACCGACTACGAAGCTATGGCTAACATAGAGTATCGGGCGGGGCTGTATCTAAACAAGAAGAACGAAGTAATCGTCCCAAGTCGGGTGCTTGAGTCCGTGCTTGTAGAAGGTGCGAAGAAAAGCAAGGAAGGTAAACTAGCATTATCGGGTATGTTTGTGGATACCGACGCAGTATTTACCTACGAAGGCTCTCCAATGAGCATTGATGAGTTGGTCGAAAGTGAAGACCACCGCATCTGTGTAGCGGTGCGGGTTGGTATGGCTAAGGTCATGCGCACTCGTCCTCACTTCAAGGACTGGACGGCTACATTTAAAGTATCTATTAATTCAGATGTTGCAAACGAAGCGCAGTTAAAGCGTTGGGTGGAAGACGCAGGTTCGTATGTTGGTATTGGCGATTGGCGTCCACGTCATGGTCGCTACGAAGTTAAAAAGTTCGCTGCCGTAAAAATGCCTTTGAAAAAAGTAGCATAGCTTGGGTTTCGCGGTTTGGTCGGGTGAGGCTGGTCGCCGCGCGGTGAGGCGAGGTATGGTACGGTCAGGTTAGGATTTCAAGGTGTGGTTAAGTTAGGTCTGGCAAGGCGAGGAGGGGTAAGGATTTCGAGGGTATCGTGGTAAAAAGCGGTACGGTTCGGCATGTCCGGGTACGGTGCGGTTAGGCAAGGTTTGGATTTTCCGGTGGGGTTCGGTTCGGTATGCCTCGGTAAGGTATGACATGGCATGGATCTCTTGGCACGTCGGGGAATGGCAAGCTGAGGTTTAGTGAGGTCTTGCGAGGGTATCTAGGTCGGGCATGGCTCGGTTCGGCACATTACGGTGGGCTGAGGTTTGGCGAGGGATTCGTGGCTCGGCTAGGCGCTGTATGGTGATGTCGTGTAAGGCATGGCATGGGTATTGTGGTATGGAACGAACGATGTGAGGCTAGGCGTGTTATGGCTATGTGAGGTAAGGATTTCAAGGAGAAGAAAATGACAAATGTATTAAGTTTTGATGGAATAACAACGTTAGATTTAGACCCCGATATGGTGTTGCAAAACAATATTGGGAAATTAGAAGGCTTTGTGCTTGTGGGGTATACATCAGACGGCAAAGAATATCTTTGCTCGACTTATGGGGATACCCCTACTATACTTTGGCTACTTGAGCGTGCTAAAAAACAAATACTAGAAAGCGCAGACTACGACGATGAAGATTTTGACGATTGATTTTGAAACATACTATGACCGAGAATATTCTTTAAGCAAACTTACAACGGAAGAATACATTCGTGATGATCGGTTTGAAGTAATCGGCGTAGCGGTAAAGGAGGACGACGGCAAGACTGTTTGGTATGACAACAAACATATGACGGCGTCCCGCTTCGCCAAACTATACGACTGGAAGAACAGCTTAGTCCTAGCGCACAACACTCAGTTTGACGGCGCAATATTATCTTGGCGTTATGGTATTAAACCAAAGGGCTGGCTCGATACATTATGTATGGCTCGTGCCGTTCATGGTGTTGAGGCGGGCGGTAGTCTCAAGGTTTTGGCTGAACGCTATAACATAGGCAAAAAAGGTACGGAAGTATTGAACGCACTTGGTAAGCGCCGTAACGACTTTACTCAGTCTGAGATCGACGCCTACGGAGAGTATTGCAGAAACGACGTGGATTTAACATACACGTTGTTTAACATACTTATGCTACCCGGGCTTGGTGGTACGTTTCCTGTAAAAGAACTAAAGGTAATTGACACAACACTAAACATGTTTGTCAATCCTGTGCTTGAGTTAAATTTACCTTTGCTTGAGCAACACTTAGAAGACACAAAGAATAAAAAGGAAGCGTTGTTACTAGCGTGCGTGGCAGATAAAGATACGTTGATGTCTAACGAAAAGTTTGCCGACATATTAAAGTCTTTGGGTGTAGATCCCCCTACTAAAATTAGTTTACGCACTGGCAAGGAAGCGTGGGCGTTTGCTAAGACCGACGAAGCGTTCAAAGAACTGGCATCGCATCCCGATCCACGTGTTCAAGCTTTGGTTGAAGCAAGGTTGGGTAATAAAACTACGCTTGAGGAAACTCGTACGCAACGTTTTATTGACATAGCCAAGCGTGGGAAGCTACCTGTGCCAATCAAATATTACGCAGCGCACACTGGGCGGTGGGGCGGAGACGATAAAATCAAT